GATGGTGTTATTCTTCCATTAAAAAATAAATATGGAAGTGAAGATGCTGTTTTAATTGAACAAGGAAAATTATTATTTACAGATAAAAAATTATATTTAAAAGGTGATGTTGTTGTTAGTGGAAATGTATTAGTTGGTATTGGAAGTCCAACTTCAGATTATTATAATGTTATTTCTCCAGGAAGAAGAACTGTTCCAGTATTAGGTTCTGATATATTCCATAAAATGTATATTAGATATCATCACGCTGGGAGTATTTTATAATGACTGTTAATGTTCAAATAAAAGGAGTTCCTATTGCTATTTCTAAAATGATTAAAGATAATAAACAAGCAATAGAGCTTATTGGTAAGTCTATGACTACAGTCGGCAATTATATGGTAGGAGAAGTTAAAGAGAGTATTGCTGGAAGAAAGGCTGAACCTACTTCTGTTAAAACTGGAAATTATTTAGGAAAGATTTATTCTTTTGAAACTATAAATAGTTCAACAATATATACTCCTGTTTCTTATGCTAAATATTTAGAATATGGAACTTCAAGAATAAAAGAAAGAAGACATTTCAGAAATTCTCTTAATAGAAATAAAGAAAAAATTAATGCTTTTATTAATTCACAGATTAAAAAGCTTTAATAAATAATATAATATTTAATATAATGTATTTAAATAACTTTTTATTTTATAACCTATAAGTTTTTATCAAGCGAGATATAAACATCCAAGCGAGGAAAGATGACAATAACGAGTTCAAGTTTTATTCAAGATATTTTAATATTTTTGAGAAATGATTTAAGAAATTTTATAACAGACCCAATTAGTAGAACAAACAGTTTTATTATGACTTCTTATCCTACAAGGGATGTTAAATATCCACTTATTACTATTAAAACTACAAATATTGAAACTCGTTCATTAGGCATGAGTTCAGAATCTCATTGGGCTACTTTAAATATTGAAATTAGAGTTTGGGCAAGAAATGAAAAAGAAAAAGATGGCTTAACTCAAGAAGTAATTGATAGACTAAGAGATATTCAATACGGAACTGGTGGGACAAATGATGAACAAATTTATGGTTTTAGATTATTGTCAGCAGTTCCAATAGAAGAAGAGGGAGAAAAAACACCGAAATCAATGGTAATGGAGTATCAATATTCGGCGATATTAACTTAAATAAAATGTTCATAATTAAATTAAATGGAGGTTAAACATGGGATTTTATGTTGGAAATGATAGTCAGGTAACATATTTTTACGAGTCAGGGACTTATTCAGTTGCAAGTGGAGTAAGCGGAACATGGTTTGGATTAGTTCAAAATCATGAGCCAGGAGAAACTGTTAATTATATTGCAGAAAGATTTGTTGGAACTGGAGATAGAAATGTTGGACAGTATATTAATTCTACAAAAGATTATGAAGGAACAATAACTTTACATCCACAAGATTGGAGAATGTTAGGGTTTGCTTTTGGTTCAATTGTAGATAGTGGTAGTCCAAGTCCGTATACACATACTTTAAGAGAAGCTAATAGTGATGATACTTATATCGGAACTTCTGGAACTATGAATCCTTTTGCAAGCTTTACAATAGAAGATGTTCAAAAATCAAACGTTGATGGAGAAAGTATGGTTAGAACTTATGATGGTTGTATTGTTGATAGCGTTAATATTAGCGCATCAGAAGGAGAACCAGTTTCTTGTGAAGTTGCATATAAAGGACAATCTGTAACATTTGGAAGTAAAACTGCAGATGCACATAGTATTAGAGACAAGGATACATCAAGACCATATATTTTTAGTGATGTTCAAATTCATATACCGAGTGGAACTAAAGTAGATATGGTTAAAGATTTTAATTGGTCTTTAAACAATAATTTAGCAACAAGGCATTATTTGAATGGAAGTAAAGTTGCGGCAATTCATATACCAGAAAATAGAGATTATGAGTTTTCTTTGACATTAGATGGAACATCTGAATGGGGAAAGACGTTATATGACCAATACTATCAAGGAGGAAGTACTTTTAATTCAATACTTACAATTTGTCAATCAGCTGGAAGCGAAGAGGCAAATATTATTATGAGTGGTTGTAATATTACAGATATGACAGCACCTACTCCTGCAGAAGGAGTGGTAGAATATTCAGTAACAATTAGACCGGCAAGTTGTGTAGCAGCAGTTGAAGATTACGTTCAATACTATAATTTAGGTTCATTATCAGTTTAGTATTTAATTAATTAAATCGTATTGGAGGTTAATTTAAATGGAAGAATATTTAAAGAAAGAAGATTTTTTCTTTGAAAGAGATGAAAACGGAAGTCTTTTACCTATAGAAGTAACTTTAAAAGCTTTACCTAACAAACCTAAAGCAATGGTCACGCCAATTTGCAAAGGTGAGTTAAGTAAGTTGATGGTAGATACAAAAGGTGAAACAGATTTAAATACAGATGTAAAAATAGTAGTTGGGCATTCTGTTAATCCAAAGTTTGAAGAAAAAGATATTGAAGAATTAAATAGTAAAGGAAAATCATTAATGATTAATGCATTATCTACTGCTATTTTATCTATCAGTCTTAATGTCGAACAAGAGGTTTTATTAGAAGCAGGAAAAAGAAAAGTAATTGAATCTGAATTGGACGAGTTAAAAAAAAAATAAGAATTAAGAATAATAAAAGAACATTATTTTTTCTTCATAAGTATGGATATAATTTCTTTACTATTCCTAAATTAACTACCTCTGAAATAAATATATTAATTGAAATGTTTAATATGGAAGAGAAACAAAAACAAGCAGAATCAAAAAAACAACAAAGAAAGATGAAATCGTCAAGGAGAAAAAAATAAGATGGTAGCATTTGGAGGATTTGCTGGAGGAATGGCTGGAGGAGCAGCAGTTAGTATTGTTATTAGAGGAGTTGATAAGTTTTCTACAACATTTAAAAAAGCACAAGTTCAATTAACTGGACTTTCAGGAACTATTCAAAAACATGCTGGAGCTATTCGTGGTGCTGGAATAGCAATGACTGGATTAGGAATTATTGGTGTTGCTGTAATGGGTGGAATGGTTAAAGAAGCAATGAGTTTTGAATCTGCTTTTATTGGTGTAAGAAAAACAGTTGAATTAACTGAAGCTGAATTTGCGGATTTAGAACAAAGATTTAAATCTCTTTCTACAACAGTTCCTTTAACTTTTCAAGAGTTATCACACATTGGTGAACTTGCTGGACAGTTAGGTGTAAGTGGTGTTAATAATATTGAAAAATTTACTAAAACTATAGCTGATATTTCTGCAACAACAAATTTAACTGCTGAAGCAGCAGCTACAGACTTTGCACGAATTGCAAATATTATGCAAGAACCATTGGAGAATGTTGATAGAATGGGCTCGGTTGTTGTTGAATTAGGTAATAATTTCGCTACTACAGAACAAGAGATTTCTAATTTTGCACAGAGACTTGCAGGTGGAGCAAAGGTAGTTGGAATGACTACAAGCGATACTTTTGCATTAGGTGCTGCATTTACTTCAGTTGGTATTAAAGCAGAAGCTGGTGGAACTGCAGTTCAAAAAGCATTATTTACAATGAATGAAGCTGTTTCTATGGGAGGAGAAAAATTAGATACATTTGCAGAAACTGCTGGAATATCAGCAGAAGAATTTCAAACTTTATTTAAAGAAGATGCAAGTAAAGCATTTGAATTATTTGTTTTGGGATTAGGCAAACAAGGAGATAAAGCAACCGGAACATTGAAAAATTTAGAATTATCAGATGCAAGATTAATTAGAGCATTTTTATCTTTAGCAGGTGCAGGAGATTTGGTTACAGAAGCATTTGCATCTTCAGATTCAGAATGGGTAAAAAATACAGCATTAGCAATAGAAGCAGAAAAAAGATATGCTTCTTTAGAATCCCAAGTTACATTTTTAAAAAATGAATTTAAAATATTAGCTGCTGATTTAGGTGATGAATTATTTCCAATATTTAAAAATATTGTAGATGTTGTTAAAGAAGTAGTTCATTGGTTTAGTGGATTGTCTGATGGAACTAAAAAAATAATTGTTTATGCAACATTAGGTGGGACTGCATTAGCTTTAATTGTTGGTCCTTTGTTATTAATGGTTAGTATAATTCCTGGAGTTGTAACTGCTTTTGCATTATTAGGAACTTCTTTTGGAGGAGCAGCAGCAAGTGCATCAACTACAACTGCAGCAGTTATTGGATTAAAAACGGCATTAAAAGGATTAGCTGGTGTAGCATTAATTGGAATTTCAATTGGACTTGCGTATAAAGGACTTACAGCTGATACTACTTTAGGGTCTCTTTTATGGTTAGCTGGTAGTGCATTAGTTGCAGGAACCGCTGCAAAAATGTTAGGAGTTGGAGCAGGAGCCTCTATTATGTTAAGTGGAATAACTCTTGTAGTTTTATTAGAATGGAGATTTAAATTTATAGAAAAAGCTGGAGATTGGTTACAAGAACAACTTGGTGGTATTAAAGAAAGATTTACTGAAGGAGGAGCAAGAGACTATAGTATTTGGGAAATGATATTTGGTTCTAATGAAGTTCCAGATGTAATAATGGATACTACATTAGGTGTTATGGGAACAAAAGACGAAATTAGAAGATTAAGAGCTCGAGCAGAAAATGACTTTCCTGCAATAAATAAAACTATAGAATCTGTAAATAAAACAATTGAACATACTGGTACAATGATTGGTGATAACAAACCAGGGTCATACCCTTGGGTTTATGCATTAGGTTTAGCTTCTAATGCATGGGATAATATGACAAGTACTGCAATAAGTGATATTCAAACAATTATAGATAAATTAGATGAAGTTCCAAGAGAGCTAAATGTAAAAATTAAATCTGGGTATGGTGCTGAAGGCGGAGGCACATTGGCTACAAGTAATGGATTGAGTTTTGATTCTTTTGGTCAGGGAATGTCGATTAGACCTTCTTTTACTGATTTTATTTCACGTCCTGGACAATCACCAGTTGGTTTTAGTTCT